TGATCAGCAGAAGACCAGACTCATGCAGGGTTTGAACGATCAGATTAAACGCCTACAACAATAATATTGTTCTCAAAGAAGAGGCCTATCGTTTTGCGGTGGGCCTCTTCCCACATATCTACCCTCTCCTGTTTAGACATCTTAGATCCCTGGTCTAAATCAGAGTGGCACCTGTAACATAAAGACGCAATGCGGTAGTCGTGAGCCTTGAGCCCGCGGCCTTTGCCATCTCGTAGTTGGTTGGAGTGCGCCGCTACCACCGTGCCGTCACTTGTTCCGCAGTGTTGGCAGGGTAGTTGGCGGGCAGCGTCAGTCAGTTTCTTGTTCCGATACATCTTTTGGTGGTGGGCTCTCTATACATGGAAAACAAACCCAGCGGTCTGTCCTTTGATCTACTACTCTGCCAATATCTAGATTCCTAGAGTACCCACAAGTAGCGCAAAATCTCTTTCCGTAGACTCTAATCGCTGGTCTTTCTTCGTTTTGGAATGGCGACGATTCCTTCTTCATGTTGTTTCCTTGCATCCATGTAGTGATCGGCGTAAATGTAAGCATCTTTCGTTACCTCAAATGGGTCTGAGTTTTTTTGAATAAGGCCAACCATAGCAAACATGGCGGCCAAGTCTCGTAGGTTTTCTTCATGTTCCATTAGTGTTTCCTAAAAGAAAAATCATCACGGCATCTTCTGGCTTCTTTCAAAGACTCAGCAAAAGCTTTCATGGCTTTCTCGTCGGACATGCCAATTTCACGAATAATGACAGCAAGCACCGCACTAACTCCTATTAGCACGGCTTCGGTTTCTATATCACCAAACTCATCAAACAACTCGCAAATTGCCGCGGAAAGTCTTTCTGCATTTTCTTCTATCATTTATGCCCCCAGTTGTTTGAGTTGACTTGCCAGCAGGTCGTTCAAGTACTTCCCGCGAATAGCAATATGCTCGATCTCCTTGATAGCGTCAATCTCTTTTATGGCGTCTTTGATGGCTTTGTTATAGCCGGCTCGAAAGCTATCGTCACCATCCAAGATCATGCAGATAGCATCTCTGACGGTGCTGGATGCCTTTCGTTCTTTGGCCAGCTCTTTAATTTTGTCGTAGTACTCAACTGGTAAATACACGCTGTAAGGTACTAGGTTCTTCATTGATTCCTCCAAGCCTCGAAACTGGCTTTTAGTCTGTTAAATAACTCGCGCGCTTCTTCGTTGGTCTTGAGTTCCTTGCGGGACTCTATACCAATATAGGAATAAATCCATTCAGAGCAAGCCTTCTCGTTCTTTTCCAAGAGCCATTCCTTGGCGTGTAGCCAATCCCAGAACTCTGGGTCGCGGCAGAGGATGCCGGCCATCTTCACGGCGTGATCCCCTGGAAACTCACCCTCACGATTGATGGGCTGTTCATCGTCACCAAGACGAACCATGACAACAACGTAACGCGAGCCAACAAAGTCCCGCATTAGGGTGTCTGGCAGCTCATCTGGGTGGACAGCCAAGGTCAGCACGTAGCCATCCTTGGATTGCTTTAAACCCATCTTGACGCATTCAAACTGGATTGTGTTATCAGTCATCCCATGGATCCTTTACTGGGCTTGAGCTTTCTTCTTTCTTGTAGGTATTAATCTTCAAGCCAACCTTGCGATTGCCGTCTTTATCTTTACTGACCCAAGCATCAAGCCTAATAACAACGTGATCAGACTCTGCAGCCTGCATGAGTTGCTTCATAAGATCAAGCTCGATCTTGATGTCTCCAGTCATGTCTGGTTGAATATCTTTCTTCTTATATTTGTTCATCCACAAGGTTCCGCGATTTGGGTAGTCCATGATTTACTCCTTAAATGATTCAGATTCTTTTTTAAACAAATCCATCAACTCATCGTGATGGTCCGAGTACTCTGCTTTAACTTTTTCAAACAAAGCGTGATTGAGTTTATAAATGGTTCTAACATCGTCGGCTGACTTAGTTAGCTCAAGGCAAACCTTGGCTGCGTCCACAAAAGCGCCAATCCAGTTGCCTTCTGGGCTCTCAGTAACCTTGATCTCAAACTGTTCCATATCGTTCTTAAATGGTGGCGGTATGGGTAAAGGCTTCTGCTTGAGCTTAGGCTTAACAGGCTCTGGCTCAGGCTCAGGCTTTGGTTCTGGTTTTGGTTCTGGTTTGGGCTCAATCTTCTTGGGCGCCTCTCTCATGGGCTCGCTTGCGTCCAGTATGTCGTGCTCAACAATCTCCATGGCGGTCATCCAAAGATACCTCCTTTGGTAGGTTTCAACAGCGCCCAGGTTCTGAATGGGGTGGGTGCCTTTGAGGTTAGCCTCTGCCATGGGGCTGGTGATCACGATGACTGTGCCGTCTTCTACATCCGTGATGCACAAGGTTGCGTACTCTGTGTTGTATGAAACCACGCCACACAACCCGATATTGTTAAATATCTTTTGGATGTGTGGCAGGAAATCACCCAACTCAAAGTAGCTGTAGCCGGCAAACTTATTTTGTCCCGACTTCTTTAACTCAATGCCTTGGAGCGCTACTCGCGCCGCCATAAGCTTCTTGTGTACTGTCATTTCTTTCCTTCTGTTAAACCGCGTTGATATTCCTCATAAAGACGTCTTGAAAACATCCCTGAGATATGCACTAAAAATAAAACAGCACTCTGTTCGGCGTTACCTTCAAATTTCATAACGCGCTCACGAAAGTCCAGTTCGCCAATTACGTCGCCGTCTTCATCAATAAAGCCAATTAAATAGTTGTCTTCTATGATTCTCCCCTTCATCAGAATGGCGCCTTTGCTGGACGGCCAGCGCGTTTTTTAGGTGTGCCGTCTTTCTTGTAACCGTTTGAGGAAAGGTCTAGATTAATTTTTGGAAACTTAATCTTGTTCAGCTTAGATGACAAATTCATTGAGTCTATCTTTGCTTGTAACTGCTTAATCTCAGCCTCAAGGTCTGGTACTTTGCTGGCCTCTTTCTTCAAGTTAATTTGATAGTTCTCTTGAGCAGTCTCACTCATTTCTGCAAGAGTAATTTGTCCATCCAATTCTTGCGAAATTTGCTCAAGTAGATCGTCGGTGTTTTGCCTGATCAGTTCCATATACAAGAGAGCTTCGGCTTTGGTTAGTTCTAATTCAATCATTTTTTTACTCCATGTTTTCGTGACCCTTTACGGCCAGGTTTGCGTTTAGGTTTTCCATTTATCTTGGTCCCCCACTTGTGTAAGAACAGGTAATCTGTCCTGTACTCTGTTGGAGGCGCCCATCCATGGGACCTCCATATCTTTTGACAATCAGGTTTGCTGTTGTTGAACATACTCTTCCCACTGTGAGCAAAACGGGCGAACAGAACAGAAGTTAGCGCAGCGGGTTCTCTCCCCTGGGCGTACTTCCATCTCATAGTCTTTGCCGTACTCAGCCAGCTTGGCGCTTGCCTCTTCCTTGGTTTGGCAAATGTTCCTAGCCTTGAGGCCGCCAATCTTCTTGACGGCGTAACTGGTTGGCTTCTCCCACATCTGCTCTGGAGTACAGGGTGGCAGCTCCTCACCAGTCTCTGATTCAAACAGGGCGTTAGAGTGTTCTGTGATCCTGTCTTGGATGAACTTCTCGCGCTTCTCAAAAGGCCATAGATTGATCGGTATGACCTTGATTGGGGCGTCTGGGTAGTTCTGCTTGACCGCGGCATCACGGCGGCTCCAATCGCGTATTACGGCCACGATCTCGAGCTTCGTTACCGGCGTCTGTTTAACCTTCTCAACCAGCCATGCATAGATGTTGAGCTGGTATTCCCAGTCGATCTTCTCATTCATCACAGACCAAGCGGCGCAGGTCTTATAGTCGTTGATGGTGATGGAGCCGTCTTCGTTGACGATCTGTAGGTCGATGGCGCCCGAGATATTCCAGCCATCGAGGGAGGTGCTGATGCGCTCTTCGACTAGGTGGTTCTCGTCCTTGCCGTGCTCGAGGACGCCATGGATCGCTGTTCCAAAGATAGACCAGACCATCTCTGTTACGTCTGTCTCGATCTTGTCTTCGTGCTTTTTGCGTAGGAGCACAATGCGCGGGCTGTTGATGATCTCTGTGGCTGAGAGATGGGCTCTGCCTTTAGAGTATGTAGGACGCTTCATGATGTTCACGAAGGTCTGAGGCAAATTAAACTTGTTGGTGATAATCACACATTTTCTCCGTTGAAGTAGAATGGCAACACATTGTACCCATGTTCTATCATGTCTTGCAAGTATTTTTAATCACTAAGGGAAAATATGAGAAAAATAGGTATCGACCCAGGCGTATCGGGCGCTATTGTTGTGTTGTACAACGGCCATCCAGCTGAGTCTTATCGTATGCCTGTGATGAAAATTGGCTCAACCAGCAGAGTAAATGCAAGCGCGCTGGCTGCCATGATCAGGCCTTACTCTAGTAGTCTTGTCCCTACAGAAGTCTATGTGGAACAAGTGGGGGCTATGCCAGGACAGGGGGTTTCATCGATGTTTAGCTTTGGGCATTCCTGCGGAGTAATCGCCGGCGTACTGGGGGCGTTTGAGATGAGAGTGGAACTTGTTACACCCCAAGCATGGAAGAAGCGCGCTGGGCTTATAGGCTCGGACAAGGACGCCTCAAGATCGCGGGCTATCCAGATGTGGCCAGAGTGGAGGGAGCTAGACAAAAAGGGCGCTGGCCAAGCACTTGCTGATGCAGCTCTGATTGCTTACTACGGGGTAGAATAATCTCGTACGATCAACCGCAGTTGCCGTACTTATCCCCGGCATGTGCTGGGGATTTTTTTTGATATAGTTAAGTTGTTGGTGGTGCAGCGGGTTAGCGCCGTTGTTTGTTTGGTCCTTTCTATGAAGTTAAAAAAACACTGCTTAATGTGAGCTACTAACCGCCTTGGACTCGCAGGCGTTAAAGCGAAGAGGGCGTTGGTGGAATCCCAACGACTAACATGCATGGGGATTGTGTTTGACGCTATGCACATAGCATAGAGAGTCAGTAGTCTCCAGCCGTGTTGGTAGCACGTAATACGGGTTAG